GAGTAAATGGGCCTTTGACGGCGAAGTAACGACCGTCTTTGATGATATGCTCGCGCGCTCAATTCCTCAATACGATGTCATGCGTCAAGCGTGCTTTGACTTGGCGTGTAAGTATCGAAAGCCGGATACCTGGATTGTAGACTTAGGCTGTAGTCGTGGCGAGGCAATAGCGCAGTTAGTTGATAAGTATGGTGTCAATAATCGCTTCTTAGGAGTTGAAGTAAGCGAGCCGATGCTCTTAGCGGCGCGTAGTCGTTTCAAGGAGCTTATCGATTGCGGCATTGTCGAGATACAGAGGATTGACTTACGTGAGGTATATCCACCTGTAGCCGCATCGATAACGCTCTGTATTTTGACGCTACAGTTTACACCGATTGAGTATCGCCTAAGAATTATGCAGGATATTTACGATAGTCTACTTCCTAATGGCGCGCTCATCTTAGTCGAAAAGGTCATCGGTGCAAGTGCAGCACTAGATAAAAACATGGTGGATATTTATTACAAGCTCAAAGCGGACAACGGCTATAGCCAAGAGCAGATTGAGCGCAAGCGTCTTAGCTTAGAGGGCGTATTAGTACCCGTTACAGCGCATTGGAATGAGGAAATGTTGCGAATCGTTGGCTTTCGCCAAGTTGATTGTTTTTGGCGCTGGATGAACTTTGCCGGCTGGATTGCGCTCAAAGAGGGCGCGTAGCGTGTGGCAGCCAAGATCGGACGGCAGACCAAACTGACTCCGCAATTGCAAGCGCGCATCGTGCAGGTGCTTGAGGCCGGTAACTACATCGAGGCAGCCTGTGATTATGTGGGCATTAACCAGGACACCTATCACGAGTGGGTGAAGCGTGGTAAGCGCGGCAATAAGGCTGACCGTGAAGCCGGATATTCCGAGTTTTCCGAGGCAGTAAAAAGAGCGCAGGCCCAAGCTGAAATCCTGTCGGTCGCCCGCATCCGCAAGGCAGGGCAAGAGGGCGAGTGGACAGCCGACGCCTGGTATTTGGAGCGTAGCCATCCGGAACGTTGGGGGCGGCATGTATCGAAGATAACGCATGAGATTATCGATGTACGCCAACTATCAGACGACGAATTACAAGCCATCATTGAGGATAAAAGCGGCGGCGGAACTTGAGCTACGGCGTCGCAAGCGCGTTGACATTTCCTTTGATACATGGTTGCCCACCATCACGCCTAGCTATGATTGGCAGGTGGATCATTTGCAGCATATCAGGCGGCAACTTAAACGTGTCAGCGATGGCGCCATCGACCGCCTGATGATCTTTTGCCCACCGCGTCATGGCAAGTCAGCGATGACCACGATCCGCTATCCTGTCTGGAGATTGGCGCGTGAGCCGGAACTGACCGTCATCATCGGCGCCTACAATCAGACGTTGGCCAACCGCTTTAGCCGTCAAGCCAGGAAGATTGCCGCAAGCCAGATGACGCTCGACCCCGAACGTACTGCGGTCGAGGAATGGCTGACGGTGCAGGGCGGCGGCGTACGCGCTGTGGGCGTGGGCGGTGGCATCACCGGCACCGGCGCAAAACTAATTTGTATAGATGACCCAACCAAGAGCCGTGAAGAAGCCGAAAGTCAGACCTATCGTGATCGTGTCTGGGACTGGTTTACGGATGATTTGTATACGAGGCGTGAGCCTGGGGCGGCCATGATTCTGATCATGACCCGCTGGCACGAAGATGACCTGGCCGGTCGTATCCTGGCTAGTGAGGACGGCCCCAACTGGACGGTGGTCAACCTGCCGGCACTGGCTGAAATGGGCGACCCGCTGAACCGTCTACCCGGTGCGGCGCTATGGCCTGAGCGTTACGATGTGGCGGCCTTAGAACAGATACGCGGCGTGTTGGGCGGCTATAGCTTCTCTGCCCTCTACCAGCAGCGCCCCACGCCACCGGGCGGCGGCATGTTTAAGCGGGAGTGGTTTGACATCGTGAATGTAGCGCCGGCAGACGCTGCCCGTTGCCGCTATTGGGACAAGGCGGGCACGGAAGGGGCGGGCGACTGGTCGTGTGGCGTCAAGCTAGCGCGTGATGCCGACGGCGTGTTCTATGTCGAGGATGTCGTACGCGGCCAATGGTCAGCGTTAGCACGGGAGCGCATCATGCGCCAAACGGCAGAGATGGACGGCGGCAACGTGAGCATTGGTATTGAGCAGGAACCGGGCAGCGGCGGCAAGGAATCGGCGCAAGCGTCTGTACGCAATCTTGCCGGCTTCCGTGTCTATACTGAGACCGTGACCGGCGATAAGAGTACGCGCGCCATGCCCTTCGCCGCTCAATGTGAGGCCAGGAATATCAAGCTGGTGCGCGGCGCTTGGAATAGCGCCTACTTGGACGAGCTGTGCGGATTCCCGTATGGGGCGCATGATGACATGGTAGACGCGTCGAGCGGGGGCTTTGCGCGGTTGACGGTACGGCGTGGAACCTGGATGCCACCAGACGAATGAAGAAGCTACAGCAACCCGGGAGCCCTTTGGGCGCGGATGACCCGAATTGGCGCAATTTGCGTGATGAGCAGGGGGTTCTTTATGGGCGTGTTAACCGCGTGCAGATGCTTTTGGAATTGCGCCGCAATCAAAAGACCGTCACCTTTAATTTGGACGAATTGCTAAACACTGGACAAACCGACCAAAAAACTGTAAAGTGAAAGCAACCACATAACCGCAGACCACACGATGGCCGCCTATCCGCGAGGATAGCCGGCTATTTTTTGTTCCGGGCCAGCCCATGAACAACCGCCTAACCATCTTCGACGGGCAATCAATCAAATCCAAAGACCTATCCGCCTGGACAGCCGGCGAATGGAGCAGCGTATTCGGCTCCTACTTTGGCACAGAGGACAGCACGCCGCGCAGCCTTTACAGCGCCGTTGGCTGGCTTTATGCCTGCGTCAACCTACGCGCCGACCGTGTATCAGCGATGCCGTGGTGCATCTATAGCGGCGAGAACAAGCTGCTCAGCGATGGCGATGACCTCAGCAAATACCCCTTCCTCGACAACTTTACCGACCTGCTGGAATTAACCGAGGCGGCGCTGTGCTTGTGCGGCTATGCCTACTGGTTTAAGGCGCGTAATCTGCGTAATCAGCCGCTGGGGCTGCGCTGGTTTGCCCCTGATTCGATTGAGCCGGTCTATAACCGTGACGTGGGTATCAGTGGCTTTAAACGTTCGCTAGGCGGCGGCGGAACCAACAAGGAATACGCGCCTGAAGATATTATCTATTTCAAGCTGCCCAACGCCTTTTCGGAGCTTGAGCCGGGTACGCCACCGGCACAGGCAGCGATGGCGGATGCGAGCGTGCTGCACAAGATGAACGACTTTAAGGGTACTTTCTTCGGGCGTGGGGCGATTAAGGCGACCATCCTGTCGCTTGCTGAGACCACACCGCCCGAAGAAGTGCAAAAGATTGATGCGTGGTGGAGGCGTTTCTTTAGCGGCGTCAAAAACTCCTGGAATACCAAGGCGATGGCTGGCAAAGTCGAGGCCGTTGTCATTGGCGAGGGACTAGAATCGCTTTCCAATAGCGACCTGACCAATGAGAGCCGCGAGGCCATCGGCACGGCGCTGATGGTGCCATCCTCCATCCTGGCCGCCAATGCCGCCAACTTTGCCACGGCGCAACAGGACGAAATCAACTTCCTCAACAACTGCATCATCCCCGAAACAAAGCTGATTGAACGCCATCTCAACCGCCAACTGTTTGGGCCAACCGCCCTACGCTTCCGCTTTGAGCCGGAACGCCTTAGCGCCATGCAGGAGGATGAAGAGCAGCGGGCGTCCAGCTATGCCACCTACGTTAACGCTCAGATGCGCCCATCCATCGCCGCCCAGCTCGTCGGCTTGAATCTACCGGATGGTGTGACCTACGACATGCTTGACGCCGACATTGCCGCCGAGCAGGAACTACAGCGGATGCAGAGCGAGGCCACGATTGCCCGCCTCAATGCGCCGCCACAGGTCGTACAACCCGCCCAAATCACAGACCAGTCAAGCGCCGCAGCGAATCAGCAAAAGCGGCTAGATGAAGAGCGCCGCTTACTCCGTTGGGCCAAAGGCAAGAAGTCGCCGGATGTGGACAGATTCGATAGCGCCATCCTGAGCCGTGAAGAGAAGATGCTTGCGCTTGGAATAGAGGGGGACGCCGACGGCGAGGATGCGCCCTTTCCGGATCACGTGGCCGGATGGAGCAATTACCCATGAGCAATACAAGGCAATGGTGCTTCAGCTCGATCCCGACAAGGATGATGCTGAGCAAAAGCTACGCATGGAGCTGGAAAAGCAATTTGCCGCCGAACTGGAGCGCGCTTTGCGTGAGCAGATGAACGATCTCATCCCACCCACGGCCAGCGATGACACGGTACGCTCAAGCCCGGCGCATGTGACAGCCACTAGCGGGCCGGTGCGTGATGCCTTGGTCAAGGGTCTTGGACGCGGCGCATCGATTGGCGTGGGCGTGGCCTTTGACCAGTTACAGACGATTGGTATGGGCTTTGCATGGGATTTGGCCCATACCAGAGCTAGTCAGTGGGCCAGCGCCTATTCCTTTGACCTCGTGCGCGGCATTAACTCAACGACGCAGGCACAGTTGCAGACGGCGGTTGACGAGTGGTTCCGCAACCCGGATAGCCTAGGCGCATTACGGAAGCAACTGACACCGACCTTTGGGGCGCGGCGGGCGCAGCTCATCAGCCAAACGGAGACGACGCGGGCGGCCTTTGAGGGCAGCACGCTGGGCTATGAGGAATCAAAGGTTGTGGCAGAGGTGGAATGGGTAACGGTCAATGATGAGCGCGTATGTACAATCTGCGGCCCTTTGGACGGCAAGCGGGCGGATCTGCGGGGCAACTTTGAGGGCGGTGTTGGCGTTCCGGCGCATCCGGGTTGCCGCTGCTTCGTGCGCCCCGTAGTGGAGAACTAATGAGCGTCACCATCGACGGCATGGAAGAAGTATTTCGCACCCTCACGCGCGTCGCCGCCATTGACAAGCTGGAAGCGCCGATGCAGCGCAGCGTCTTGCGCCTGGAAGCCTACATGAAGGATTACCCGCCGCCGCCGCTAAACAGCAGCTATCGAAGAACCGGCAGTTTGGGCAGACGCTGGATAACGGACATAGAGCGGCGCAATGATGGCCTGATTGGGCGCGTTGGCAACAACATCCACTATGCCAGGTGGGTGCAAAGTCGCATGTATCAGCAGCGCATTTTTGAGCGTATCGGCTGGCGCACAGAGACCCAGGCCATACGCGCCAATGAGACGGCGATCCGGGATGATTTTCAGACGGCGGTGAATGCCGCTGTGAGGGGGTAAACGATGGAGACCAAAACGGGCGCGCGCCATAGCAGCGGCGACAGCAAGCTGATCCAGAACATCCATGACCACGCCGTGGCGCTTGGGGCTGTGCCGGCCAGCGAAAAGCGGCTTAAAACCACCGGCGCATTTATCAAGGCGCTAACAGACGCTACCGCCACCGTCGCCGGC